TTTCATCACGATGCTGGGCCAAACAGTATGCTGATCAGCATTGTGGATCCAGCCAGCTGGCGTCCTGAAGCCAAGCACCAATTCAAAGAGCGTCACAACTTTGAGTTCTTGGACATCGAAGAAAAAGACTTTGCCTTGGATGAAGCCATGCGTTGCAGTCCGGAGCAAGCCGCTGAGCTTGTGCGCTTGCTACAACATGCATTGGAAAATCGCATGAATGTGGTGGTTCATTGCTACGCTGGCATTTGCAGATCGGGTGCGGTTTGTGAAGTTGGAGTCATGATGGGCTTCAATGATACAGAACGTTTCCGTAGTCCTAACCTGCTGGTCAAGCATCGCATGATGAAAGTGCTAGGCTGGACATATGATCCAGATGAAAAGCCGGTACCTCTCGCAGGAGATGAGTACATGCGTCAGGACGGAGACATTTGATTGCTTGACATATCTCCTTGTTTGCTGTATAATAAACAGATACAAACAAGGAGACACTAATGGCTGGCAAAGCAAAATCGGTTTACCTCACAGTGACCACAATGGATCACAAATCAGTTTTTCATCGTATGTTTTTCAATGCAAAACAATTCAACGATTTTGTCAACACAGAAGAGTTCAAAGCAAAGTATCCAGCAACTGAATATAAAATCATCAAAGAAAACTATTAACTATGAAAATCAAGTTTGACAAAGACACCATGCCTGACGAACTGTACAATGCTCTATTAAAGCATTTTGTCAACGAAGCAGTTGGACTTGGAGTTGAAGTAAATAAGTTTACCCAATTTAACAACTGGGTAGTTGAATGTGATGTAGATGTTAAGGAAGCGGTGCATTAATGCCAAAGTGTTATCAATTGATTGGAGTGCCTGCGGCTGGTAAGAGCACCTGGCTTAAAAGTCAAGTATGGACCGAAGGCATGGAGTATGTGAGTACTGATCATCATGTGCATGCCTATGCCAAAGAGCAAGGTAAAACATATAGAGACGTATTTGAAGAATACATGCCTCGAGCAGTTGAACTAATGGCCAAGGAAGTTGTTGCCGCTAGAGAAGCCGGTCGTGATATACTGTGGGATCAAACTAGCACTACAGTTAAAAGTCGTGCTCGTAAATTCAATATGCTTCCAGACTACTATCACATTGCAGTTGTGTTCCAGACTCCTGCGATACCAGTATTAAAGGAACGTTTGGCTAATCGTGTAGAACAACCCATTCCTTGGGAAGTTGTACAAGGAATGATTGATAATTTTGAATACCCTACCAATGAAGAAGGGTTCAAAGAAATTTGGAGGCTATAATGAGAATTGAAAATATTAACGGTCGTAACCTAATGTGTGGCTACATTTATCCCATGGCGGAACTTGCTGTGGGACAAGAATGGGCACAAGCAGACGGTACAGATCGAGTAGTAACTATTCGTGAAATTGAAGGAAACACTATTCGTTACGGTGATCATGCAGATGACACAGTTTACGAAAAGGATCAGTTTGAGTTTCAAACACGATATTGCAGGATAGTATAGCCAAAGTGGGCAGTTGACAGACTCTCCTTTTGGTTGTATAATATACACATAAACAAGAAAGGAGGGCAATATGCCTAGTGTATTTTTAGTTAGCGACACGCACTTTGGTCACATGGGTGTTTGCCGCTTCACACGTAACGATGGTGTTACCAAGTTACGCCCATGGGATAGTCCTGAGGAAATGGACGAAGCTATGGTTAAAGCGTGGAACGAACGGGTCAAGCCCACTGACAAAGTTTATCATTTAGGTGACGTTGTTATTAACCGCAAGGCGTTAAGCATCATGAGTCGCTTAAACGGCGATAAAGTGTTAATCCGCGGCAACCACGACATCTTCCGTGACGACGAATACAGAATGTACTTTAGAGAATTACGTGCATACCATGTTATGAACGGCATGATCTTAAGTCATATTCCGTTACATTCGGATTCAATGGGGCGTTTTGGTACTAACATTCACGGACACACTCACGCAAACCGTGTTAAAAAAGCTCGTGGAGTTGATGCTAGAACAGGAGAAATCCTTTACAGCACTGAAAACGATGTTCGTTACCATTGCGTATGCGTTGAACAAACCGACTTTGCACCTATCTTATTTGAAGACGTTATTGCACGTATTGAAGCAGAAGGTGGATCTGTAGGATTTAAGAACGGAAACGGTCCTACTATGTAATATAGTAGCACTTTAATAGGGCCCTAAGGCCCTATTTTTTTGGCTAGAGCAATCGGCGCAATAGAATAAATAGTATATAGAAACATAGGGCCGTGCCCTAACAGTATACGGAGATTTTCAATGGCGCTACAAATTAGAAGAGGTACAGACGCATCTCGAGCAAATATAAGATTCACATCGGGCGAATTAATTTATACAACTGATTCGAAAGATTTGTGGGTTGGCGACAACGCAACTAATGGCGGAATTCAAATAGCTCCTGTTAAAAGCGTTAACGGATATCCCGCAACTGTTGCAGGCGCAGGCGCAGGTAACGTTGTATTAACTACTGATAATATTGCAGAAGGCTCAAATGCTTCTAGAAAATACTACAGTACAAGTCAAGCCAAACTTGATGCAGGTAATGCGTTAATAGCCGGTAATGCTGGAAATACAGGAATTACATTTAGTTATAATTCAGGCACTGGTGCAATTAATGCCGCACTTCAAAATGCTGGCGGATTATCAACAGTTTCAGGAGATCCTAGTCCATCACTGGGCGGCAATTTAAGTTTAAATTCACGTAACATTACTGGTACTGGTAATATTAACATTACTGGAACTGTCACTGCTACTAGCTATACTGGTGCAATGATTACTGATTCCATTACCCCAGTTACATCTATGATATTGTATGGAGCAACTTCTAATCCGTTAACTGTTAGAGGTATTCCAGCAGTAAACGGATCTGTTAATATTGATATTAATACGTTTAAAGGAACTGTTGGTTCTCCAACAAACACAGCAGGCGGCGATCAAATTGGTTCGTACAGAGCATTTGGTTATAGAGATGGCAATTATAAAATTGGATCACAGATTACTACATTGTGGGCCAGTGATGCAGATTTTACAACCAACAATCCTAAATCAGTAATGTTCTTTGCAACTGGTAATAACAATGCTTCGCAAAGCGGAAGTCCTCCAGCATCGTTAGATGGTAATGGTACATTTACTGCTAAAATTATTCAAGCACCGTCTTATGCGACTGGTGCTTATCCAGCAGGCGGAACTATTACATCATTGGCTAGCGTAGTAATTACAGGAACAGCAGGACAATTTAGCTGTGCATCAACAACATTATCCGTTGGTGGAACTGTAACAATCAGCGGTACTATTGCAGGTGCTACTATTAGTGGTTACACAGGCGGCCCAACAACATATTATATCATTGCTACTAACGGTACAACAACATTTACACTATCAACAACTGGTAATGGATCTGGCGTAACCACTACTGCTGGTACACCAACAGGATTAACATATTCAGTATTGTTGCCACAAAAGGGTATGATGATATTTGATAGTACTACAAATCACTTTGTAGGATATAATGGAACTGCCTGGGTTGCATTTACTGGGCCTTAATTCCATCTAGGATACTTAGCTAGTTCTTCATAAAACTTATCGGGGTATAACTGCCAAATTGTTTGGTTAGTTCCCCGATAATTCATTTCTGCAATACGTTTCATCTGACCAGTAGCTTCCATTGCTGGGCCAAATATACGATGAACTAGTCGTTGCGTTCCAACACTACTTTCGTTGCTAGTAATATACAAGTTACTGCCTTTTGGTGCCCACTGAATACAAGCAGGAATTAAAAACTGACTAGTAGCATGTTGATGTGTTACAATTTGATTACGGGTGCGCAATGTAGTCATAGGCAACTGATCTGTAAACACACAAGTACGAACAGCAATCCGGTATGCGTTAGGGCCCATCTCTGGAAAAGAATGTGCGCCTACACTACCTATGGCTCGATTATTATAATACAGAATCCACACGCACCATTCTTGTTCTTTTGCAAGACTATCTACTAGCATTTTTTGACTAGCATTATTAACAAAGCCTTTGGACTCAGCTATAGCATAAAATTCTGCTAAATCTAAGTCAGGTGTCCATTGTACCATTTTAAAGTTCATACAGTAATTATCACCATAAATAACAGCAGAAACGAATTACGGAGAATTTATGAAATACCATATCCACGATAATGGATGGACTGTTATACTTGATGATTTTGATATGGCAACTTGCAGTCAAGAGGATGTTAATCTGATACAATCCCCATTTCTGTGCCAGATATCCTTCAACTTGTTGACGCTGAGTTGTGCTAAGAACAGAAGTATACACAACTACTTCAGATACATATCCAGGCCAAGTATTTATACCAGATCTATCTCCCTCTTCTGTTCCTAAATAGAAATATGCAGCATTACAGCCAGGAGAACTAGCACTTGTTGAATTAGCAGTATTGCTTCCA